ATAATGATAAAGAGTCATCCGCTGGTGGCCGGCGGTATAAAAATAACAGCCACCCAAGCCCAAATCAAAATGATCGCTCTCGCAGTAGAGCTACCACCACTAAATACCCCACCCAAGCACAGTATGAAGCTATCAAGCAAAGATTGATCGCCGAAACTGAGGATGAAGGTTACTCTAACAATGTTATGTACTTAGTAAAGAAATCTGGTCTCACCACCCTTGACGCTAACAAAATGATCTCTTCCGAGAGACCACTCGTCAAGCAGACGTCTAAAGCTTTCCATTTAACCAATCTCAAATCCAAACCAGATCTTCCAATTTCATCACATATAACTACGGACATTAATTTGACCGCAGCCTACAACGACGTACCCAATGCAGTTATCAATATCGATGAACGCCCCAGGTTTGTATTAGGTGGAAATCGTAATGCTACCTGCCCACTATTCGATGTTGTTGAATGTGAGAAGGAGAATATGCATTATGACACCTCGTACTTGAAAAGATACCTTTCCTGTTTGATCTTAGCCATGGATTGGTTTTCTGTCTCTTTAGTCAATCAGACATGGCTGAACCGCGAAGGAAATAACGGCTTAGTGATAACAGGTGCTTTTATAACCGCTTACGTTGCTAGGTTTATGGACCGTTTGGTTGCCTCCGGTCTGACTTTCCTATTTGTCACTCAGAAATACACTCCAGGTCTATATATTGGTGATGAATATTCCTACTACTGTGACTCAGCCGGCAACGTTCTGGGTACATCAAGAGGAGCCCCAACCAACTTTTGGAATGATAAGTCCGATCCATGGGGATCGACTGATTACTACAAAGGCTACTCCATAGAGACATACGCTACCTTTGGACCACAGCGTATTGTGTTAATGCGTCCTACTGATGAACTTGTATTACCCAGTGATTTTGTTGTCGTTCCTGATGAAACTTATCATGGCCGAACTGAACTTGATCCACCAAAGGAGCCAAACTCTTTGTGTGCTCTAGTTCGAGTGAAGACTCAAGACTTCATCGAACCCATCACTACTACCGACGAGCAACTCTTAGATTGGGATGTTCGTGATTCCACCTACATTAACACTATAGCAGATGAACCCGACGGCCTTCTTGAAGATTTGGTACACCATCCAACCAACCATATACCATTATTTACCAGCGTCTGTACCTCCATTTTGCTGTATGTTGTAGCATACAACAGAATTATTCCTTATCCATTTGTGGCCCTTCCCGCCGCACTCTTTTCCATCTACCAATACTACCTTTGGCTACACAAACCAGAAGGATTCCGCTTAGTACTTAACAATTACCGTATAAAATTCTATGGCCCCAATAGTGAAGAAGCCGAGGCCTGGTACGCTTTGAATAGAGTAGATCCAGTAACCCAATTGCCCTACGGCTGGTACCATGTAACAACTCGTGGTATCGTTCAAGTCCGTCAAGGCTCGTCGCAGGCCAATTGGACAAACGTGCCCAGATTAATTAGTGCCGTCTGTGGAAGCAGACAAGCCCCCTCTACTAGTATTTGTTCTCACTATCAAAGGTTATGTAGAGCCGTTGCCCCCGTTATGGCTTATCGTGGAAACTTTGAGGTTATGGAACAAATGGACCCTGAAATTAAGGTCATGATGGCCGCTTACGACCTCACCGTAAATGCCCCCACGGAAAAAGGAACCATAGATTTGCATCTTGCTAACGATGACAAGTGGCGTGAATTTGTGACCGCATTGATCACGAAGACCACCATCTTGGCATCCGCCACCAAAAGGGTAGCCAGAGCTGGACTTCGCTCCGTCTACCCTGCATCCCATCACCGTGACCTCGTCCTCAATATGTGGTCTTCCCAAGGATTGCCTATCATCTCGGCTTTTGATGAAGCGCCTGACTTATCTGAATACTCAGGTAAGAAGCTTCGTAAGTACGAAAGTGCTTACGAGGACAAGTATCTGTTTGACGATGAAGCAGTATACACTACCTTTATCAAAAGCGAAGCTCTTCCTGAGTCCAATGTAAGGAAGAAGGGAAACCGTGTTATTACTATGAACAAACCGTCATTCAACAATAGGACTATGAATTGGATGAAAGAGTTTGAACATGCTGTGCTCTCCATGAAAGATCCTTATACCAAACACCGTCTCATAGCCAAAGGGCTCAACTGCGATCAGCGTTTCGAAATCATAATTGCATTGTGTCGTCTCTTCTCCAATGTCGCTTCGATCGATTTCAAGAATTGTGACGGTCATTTCACTGGTGCATCTTACCAAGGAATGATCGAAGCATTCGTGAAACTTGGATTCGACCCTGAAGCCGCCAAATCCATCTTAAAAGCTAAGACCTATGGAGTCATTGAGTATCAGAATCCACAACAAAGTTCTGGTGACTTGTTTACTGGTTCTGGTAATTGTGCACTTGTATCTTCTATGCTTTATCCATTTATCTCAGAAGACTTTACTTTCTTCTGTGATGGGGACGATACCTTATTATTCTACAATAAACCCGAACTTCTTGGAGAGGTAAGTGATTCACTTATGAAACTTGGATTTGAAATTTCGATTGATAAGGAACAAGAAACTGATGTAACTCCTGGTTCAATGATGGTTGTGCCTTTCTGCCAAACTTTCTATACTCCACATGGCTACTACGTCGATCTCAAACGTAGAGTTAACAAATTATGCAATATCGTCGCATCCAACTCGCTCGTCGCTGCCAGGACAATCCTTGGCAAGTTGCAAGGGCTTGAAGTACTTTCTAACCTAGGCGTAGACTTGCACATTGATGTTGGTCCCCTTATCCATGGCAAGGCTGATAACGACGAAGTTAAACACATGGAGATGATGTATGCTGGCCTTGAACATTATCACCCAGAATCTGCTGAAGACCTTGACTTAACGGACGAGAAGACTGGTCTGATCGCCAAGGTCGTTCTTGCTATTAAGAAGGATCCCCTCCTTAGGATCCTTCGATTCACTGGCCGAAAGGAATCCACTCGTTATCACAAGAGGGTCATCCACTTAATACAGAATATAGTCGACCAAGCTGTTACATTCGACAATGATTTCGCTGAGAAAGGAACCAGCGACCAACGCGTGGATGAACTAATGGAGTCCAATCGGGTTTATCTCGCTTCACTCTCCGCCACCCGGCGGCAAGCATAAAGTGGGCCTGTAGAAATAACATAAACACATCATATCATTATCAGTATATCGAGCTTTAAAGCTCCTAATAAGGGCCCC